TCAGGCAGCCTGCTCCCTGGCCGCACAGAGTTCTGGCAGGTTTGCACGCACTAGTGCTTCAGCGAACGGCGGCGGCACGGCGTTACCGCAGCGGGCCACCTGCTTATCCTTCGCGTACTTCACGCCGCGGTAGTCCTGGTCGATGATGTACCACTCCGGGAAACCCTGGGCGCGGTACAGTTCTGCTGGCTGCAGCATACGCATGCCGATATCCACAATGCGATACACCACGCCATCAACAGTAACCAGCCCGTCAGAATCCGCCCCGCAATAATCCCGCAGGAACGCCAGCGCCTGGGCTGCGCGCTGCTCGTCATAGCCACCTGTCGCCAGGCTTGTCTCAACGTTCCCGACATGCAGGCCGCCCGCGGTTAACCCCGGCGCGGGCGCATCAACCACCCGGCCGTCGCGACAGGTGCCGCGCAACATCACCAGGTGCGATGTGACCAGACCATGGTGATCGGTGGTGGTGACCGTGTGTGCCGGTTCGTCCAGAGCCACGCCAGCGCCCTTGTAGTTCCCGCCGAAGTGCTTAACCAGATTCGCAGCCACCAGGCCGAACTTACCACCACCGGCGACGACCGTGCCCAGCGGTTTATGCAGGCCTGGCACGCGAGGCTCCTGCCCCGGGCGTTCGCCGTATCCCATCTGGATCAGAGTTGTCGATACCAACTGCGATTTCCCGCCGCCGCCCGCAGTGACAGTGGCGCTCGGTTCGTCGGCGCGGTGCCCGATGCTGGCGCCGAACTGCCGGGCGATCAGCGGGGCCAATACGGGCGCGATGACATTGGTCCGGTTCTGCGTAAGCAGAGTGAAAAACGGTTTGTTAACCGGGCGCGGCCTCATCTGGAATTCAGATCCACCGGTACCAGCGAACAGAGGAGCCATCACTGGGGTGGCAATCGCATAGCCATGCGTTTTGGTGATGGTCTGCAGCGGTTCTGCCAGCGCCTGTCCGCGGAAACAGTCGTATTTCCCTTTCGTTGTGGTGTGGTTGCATTTCACGATAAACGGCGAGGCACTATCAATCACGAAGCGCTGGATGCCGCGGGCGATGCGCTTGAGCGTGTTCTCCGCCAGCGGCTTTTTGCGGTCGAAGATGGACACTGCCGGGATTGACCAGTCGATACATTCCGCCGCGGTACGCCAGGGCGCCAGCTTGCCGCTCTGCACTGCTGGCGTTTTCGGATCGCCGTGGGTCGGCACCGGCCAGGTAACCGGCACGCTGTCGCAACGCATCACCATGAAGAACCGCTTCCGGATGGTCGGCGCGCCAAAGTCGCAGGCGCGCAACTCACGGTAATCGACTGCATAACCCAGCCCGGCCACCAGCTGCTGCGCCTGCATACTATCGGCGGCGATGCCCAGGAACTCGCAGCACTCCACCAGCGCCGGATGCCCGACAGGGATACCGCCGGAGAGCATGCCGCAGAACGCCTCGAAGGTTTCCCCGGCGCGGGACGGGTCCGGGCGCTGCCCGCCATCAGCGGATACGATGAGCGGTCCCCATGTTTTGAACTCCTCGACGTTCTCCAGCATCATCACGCGCGGACGCACTGCCAGCGCCCATCGAATGACGATCCACGCCAGACCACGAATCTCTTTCTCCACCGGCTTCGAGCCTTTGGCCTTCGAGAAGTGGCGGCAGTCCGGAGAGAACCACGCCAGACCCACCGGGCGGCCAGCGGTAGCCACCAGGGGATTTACGTCAAACACGCTTTCGCAGTAGTGCAGCGTGTCCGGGTGATTCGTGGTGTGCATCGCCACAGCATTCTCGTCGTGGTTGATGGCGATATCCACGCTGCGGCCGATCGCCAGCTCGATACCCGTACTCGCCCCGCCGCCGCCGGCAAAGTTATCAACGATAATTTCTCTCACGCGTATTCCTCCATGGCGGCGGCCAGCGACCGGGCCGCGGTGACGATGGTCGGTACCGGCATTTTTTCCAGCCACATGCGGTTAATGTGCTGCTTAAGGCGGCGCTGGTGATGCGCCGGGAGATCCCCGGCGTTTTCAATCTGGCCATAAACCATCCCCACTTCGGCAGGCCATACGGTTTCGCTGACATCCACTAGCAGCAGGCTTTCCAGTTCGACGATCCGTTTTGTGGCGTACTGCAGCAGTTGTTCCATCAGTTCGTCTCCTTGTGGGGTACTGCTGCAATCATTGCAGCCCAGCACCACTTAGCACGGTGCGCCGCCTGCTCGCAGCCACTCATAACTTCGAAAGCCTCCCACGCTTCTGGGTCACGGAACTCTTCGCGTAGCTCTGCCTCAAAACCAGCAATTACCATGCCCTCTGTCGGCTCAACCGGCACAGCAATCCACCCATCAGGCATGGCCTGCTGCATGATTTTCTCGTATGCAGCAACCTGCGTATCTACTGGATACGATAAGTCGCGCTGATTGCCCTGAGGCATGACAACTCCCTGGCGAAGTAACGCATCATGAAGAGCCATTGCGCCGACTTCTCGTTGAGCAGCATCTTCGTAACTAATGCCGTTCGTCTCCATGATGCAGTCCCTGTCGAGATACTCGGTGCATTCATCCAGCGCTTTCCTGATAACTTGCGGTTGCATGGCAGCCAGCGCATCCCGCTGCTTCGTCATCTCGCGCAGCGCCGCGGTGGTGCAGTCCAGCCGTTCGGCCAGCCGCGAAACAATCTTCGCCATATCGATGATCGGCGTGTCGGCGCTCATCGCCTTCGCAAACTGATGACCAACGGCCACCAGCTCTTTGTTGTTCAGTGAATCACTCATGGGATGCTCCTCGGTGCGTATAACGCTCCATGTCAAAATCGATAACTGCGCGCTGATCACGGAAGACGCCGCTGCGACCGTGGCGGATAAGATTGCCCTGCTGTATGGCAGCCCGAATGTATTTCTCGGCGGTGGTGCGATGCAGGCCGAACATGGCGACGACATCGTTGGTCGTGGCGCGGCCATGCTTTTTCACCAGCTCGATAATCCAGGCGATGAACAGGGTGCGCTCGCTATGTGTTTTAGGTTTAGCCATAGGGATCTCCTGTTAAACCAGACCAGCGGCTTTGCGCTGTCTGTACTGTTCCATCAGCATTTCTGCTGGCGTGGGGCCGATGTCTTTCGCTGGCGCAGCCAGGGCGCGGCGCACTGGTGGAATAGGCTTCCCCTCGGCGACGCGCTGCTCCCACCCGGCCAGAACGCTGCTCGCAGCCTGGCGCATCTCCTTCTCGGTCATCTGGCGATCGGTACTCTGCCGGCGCAGCTCGATGCAGATGTGATACAGAACTGGCGCTGGCCATGGGTACTGCTCGCTGGTCGGGAACCGGAAGACCAGGCGGCGCCATTTCCAGTACTCGGTCATCACGTCGTCAACGCTGAATCCCAGGAGGCTACGACCCTCTTTGCACCAGGCGACGAACTGCCCGGGTGACGGCAGGAAGGGTTTCTCCTGGCGGCGGGCAATGCGCATACCGGCAGCGACCTGTGCCATGGTGGTGATCCCGTTCTCCTGGAAGGCCAGAACCCACTGGCGCCGGAGTTCGTTGAAATCGCTCTGCTCACGGAAGCCAGCCATAGCCGCCGGGAACGCAGCGCGCAGCGCGCTGAACAGGGCGTTGAAGATTTCAGCCGTCTGCTCAACCTGCGGGCGTTCTGCCGGGGCCTCAGGCATGCCATGGGCAATACGACGGAAGTTCTCGCGATCGCATTTCATCAGCTGCTCAGATAATCTTTCCATCGAACACCTCGTTAATCCAGTCAGTGTTGTTGAAGTCGATGCCCTGGGCGCCCCCGGCATTCGTCCGGCGGCCAGCATCACGCTGGAGGCTCAGTGTGTCCCACTTAGCGCGGAGCTTTGCAGGCGAGAGGATATTTGTGTGCCAGAACGCGTCTTTGCTTGCCCACTGGAACAGCTCGCATATTTCACGATGACTGCGTCCGTCCAGTTCACGCATCAGGCGCACGTCGTTTGCCCAGGCGGCCATGACGGGTTGCTTAGAGAAGGGTTTAACTTTTTCCAGCAGAGCGACGATCCACTCTGCGCATTGCTGGTCAGCAGCTGTTCCCCACTTGGTGAAGTTGGGGGTGTAAATAACCGCCTCAGGATGAGCTGATAAAAACTTCGTTAGACGGTCGTCGGAGGATTCGCCAGAATTCTCTGACGATGATCTTTTAATATTGTTATTGTTATAGTCTTGGGTGGCTACCGTTTCCGGGAAGGTTTTTTCCGATTTCGGGAAGGATTTTCCCGTTTTCGGGAAGAGTTTTCCCGTTTTCGGCTTGTCTAAAATCCAGGCTGAAAGGTCAGTATTTATACCGACAATTTTCATCACGCCCTGCTTGTGACTGAAAATAATTCCACGCTCTGCAAGAGAGCTGAGCGCATCAGAAACATGCGTATCAGCCAGACCTGTGAGACCGGCGATGACTGTGTTGGTAACCCGGTCCTGTTTCTTGTTCCATCCGTAGGTCAGCCAGATCACCGCTTCCAGGCACTGCCATTCACGCCCCGACATGCGAAGGCGCGGTTTCAGCTTCTGAATCTCGTTTGCGATCCGGGTGTACCCGTTGGACAGGTCGGCCATATGACCTCCTGTTTGCTCGGTTTTAGTCGGAAATTTGATAACTTCAGCGGTATTTGACATACTCATCTCCGCAATTACGCACTGTTTTTGCATCAGAAAGCCGTTGGTGTTCGCGCACCGCGGCTTTCGCCTTTTTTGAACCCGTCATAGCGCCCCACTCAGCATCGTTGTAACCATCGCCATTATTGGCGCGACTGAATCCGGCCCATCCAGCAGATACTTAGCAACGATGCTTTCGCTGATTTCTTTCCAGCGCTCCTGTTTAGGGGCTTTGAGAACGACAGCCTGAATAGCCTCAGCATCCTCTTTCACCGACTTGGCAATGCGAAGTGCGAAGTTATCGTGCTTAACAACCCGGTCCCGGTACGCCAGAGGTAGAACCGAAATGATTACCGGCGCCAGCTGCTCGACGTTCGCCCGGTAAACTGTCGACTTCTCCGGATTGTCCAGCCAACGGAACAGCTTCACATTCCATACGTCGGCATTGCCTGATGTATCGATCCCATCCAGTTCCGCCTCTTCGGCGGCCTCTTTGATTACCAAAGCTACCGCCAAGCGGCCCTCTGCCGCGGCCCAGGCGCGAACGGCAGAACAGATAGCGCGGTGATCAATCTTCTGACTTTCCAGTTCGTCACCATGAAACTGGAATTTCAGCCGCTCTGCTGGCGCTCTGTTATTCTGTTGAAAAGAAAGTGTTTGCATGATTAGTGCTCCTGACGTGGCAAACCATCGGTAGGGTTTGGGTACGCACCTGGATCAATTTCGTGTGGCGTTACAGCCCAATTGAGGACTTTGCAGAGAGGGACAACACGTCCCGCAGGGACTTTCCCTTGGCTCATCCATTTGCTTACTGCCTGAGATGAAATGCCAAGCTGCGCACCAATGTCGACACGCGACATGGTATTGGTGATTTTTTCTTTAAGTGATTTGTTCATTGGGCCTCCTATCAGTGGAATGACATGAGGATACTCAACGAAACTTTAAGTTGCAAGAAAAACGAAACAAATAGTTGGAGTGCTAGGCGGAACCAAAGGTTGTAAAATAACAATATGAATAAAGTCCCTCATCCCGTATTCGCAAAAAGAATCAAACAGGTCATGACCGAAAATGGCTGGAATATGGCCGATCTCGCAAAACAGGTCATGCTCTCCCATACGGCTGTCCAAAACTGGTCAAAGGGAAAAACAGTGGCTAGTGGTGAACGCCTCAAGCGCCTTGCAGCTGTTTCCCGCAAGCCCGAGCATTGGTTCTTTATGGATGAGGACGGGGATGTAGAGAACTCCGTGCTAACCACCAGCACACGCAGAGAGCTGGACGAAAAAGAAGAGGCTTTATTGTCCCTCTTCAACCAGCTGCCTGAAGCTGAGAAGCTGCGCTTAATTCTGCATACAAAGACTGTGCTGCACGAAATTGATCTTCTTAAAAGTGATGTGTTTGACATCATCCACAATCAGCAAAAATAACAAGCCATAGTTTCTTGCCAAATGAGACACCCGCCCGAGGTGTCTTTTTTTATGGTTAAACGAAACTTTTTGTTTCTTCGGCTTTACATGCGAAACTTTAAGTTGTAACCTTCAATGCATCGACAACACGCGCAGCGTTGTCAGGTTAAAGAAACGTTCCGCCAGCCTGGCGTAAAGGGCAAATGAGGGTGACCATGATTGATTACGCACGTAAACCAGTACGGCAGCAGGCCGTAAAACTGAGTTGTATTAGGGCGTTTATTCGCCGCCTCTGTTACCTCTTGGCGCAGAAGGGGAATCCTGATGTGTAACTCGAAAGAATGCGCTTACTGCAGCAAACCTATCGAGCAAGGGAAAGAAGTTAAAAACGAATTGCTCTTCATCCGCGGCGCCCAGCTGGCACGCGAACAACGTGATTACTGTTCTGTACGTTGCGCTTCTTACGACCAGATGGCCCACGAAGCCTAACGTATTCCCGCGCAAGGCGGGATCTACGTCCGGTGCCACCGACCAAAGTTACACCGGAATTTTTACCAAAACCAAAAACACACCCAATGGGCGCTATCTCTGGCCCGGGGATCTTACATCCAAAAATGAGGATCTGACATGGAATTTTTCTATGTGGTTAAGGCCACTCAGAAATCCGGCAAGCAAGATGCAGTGATTTGGTTCACTGCTAAATCCGAAGCGCGTGCCGCCCTGACGCTCGATGTTGAGCTGGAAGAAGCTGGCATCGAAACTGGCCGCGGCAAGGACTACGCCAAGCCTGTACGCACCGATTTTCCGGTGTTCAATGACCTGCCGGAAGAAAGCACCATCGATTACACATGGTGCGAACGCTACGAACTGGCCGACGACCAGCGCACCTGGAACGTGATCCCCGGCGCCGCGTCTCATGGCGAAACCACCCTCACCCCGGCCACCACCAGCGATTTGGAACAGCCTGCCGCCCCGGTAACCTCCACTGATACCGCAGACGCCGGCAACACCTCCCTGCTTGAAAATCGCACCCCGGCTGTCCGCTTCGCCGTCCATCTGTTGGGTGACAAATACCTTTCGGAGATCAGCCAGGAACAGCAAATCGTCGCCAACGAACTGGCGACCGATGAGGGAAATATTTACTTCCAGAACCTGCTGCAGGCCAAAAATGACGTTGCTGATATTGGCGAGCTCAGCCTGCATGCGGAGTGGAAACTGGTGCAGGCCGTCAAAGACGTTTTCCCGCAGGACAAAGAACACGAAACCGCGCTGCTGGCCGCCTTCATGTCGGGCTGGATTAAATCCGATGATCGCAATCAACTGATTGATGACTGGAAGAGTGGAAAGCTTCCGGCCAAGGATGAAGCCCAAAAACCCCTGTATGAGTATGGCCTGAAGATAAGCGAGCACGATGATGGCGGTGCCCACTACCCAGTTTGCAAAATGCCATTCCGCAAACAGCTGCTTGCCCAGTTGACGGTGGACGAACTGCGCCATCACATCACCCGCAGCGATAATGCTGAGCTGCACGCGCTGGAAATGGATACGGATAACGGTTATGTCCAGGATCTTTTGCTCGCCGCTGAAAATTTCCCGGAAGTTAAGGCGTACGATACCAAAGACTTGTGGCGCTATACGAATGCCATTCGCAAGGTGTTCAGCATGGACAAACGCCATGAACTGGGCCTGCTTTTGCAGTTCACAAAGGCCTGGGTGGCCACCCCATATATTGACCGCGGCATCCTGACACGCGAATGGGCCGCAGGTAACCGCATTAACCTCGTGCAGCGCACTGACGCAGGCACCAATGCCGACGGCGGTTATGTAACTGACCGCGGCGAAGGCGCACACCACACCCTGGACACTCTTGATCTGGAGATCGCCTGTGCCCTGCTGCCGATGGACTTCAACCATCTGGAAATCCCGGGCAGCATCCACCGCCGCGCCAAGGAGATTGTCGCGAGCAAAGAAGAGCCATGGAAATCATGGAGCAAAATCCTGCGCAACCAGCCCGACGTTCTGGCTGTTAACCGCGCGGCCATCTTCAACCTGGTGCGCATCGCGCCTGAGAATATCCACCTAACGCCGGTTGCTCATCTGGAGTTCGTAAACCGGACTATGACGACAAATTTCAATGAAACGACGGAGCTTATGCCTATCCGCACGGTCAGCGAGCGGCAGGAGAGTGAGAATCCAGACGCCATTGCTGAACCTGAGGCGCCGGAAGTACAACCGGGCGGCGACGGAAAAACGGATCGCAACCCTAACTACAAACCCGATTTTGACGGGCTCGATACTGAGATTGCACTGGCAATGCTGTCAGCGGATTTCAATATTTATGACATCCCAGGTGATGTTTTCCGCCGGGCGAAGGCTATCGTCGCCGCGAACGAAAGTCCGTTCAAAGAATGGTCTGAAGCTTTGCGCGCAACGCCCGGCGTTCTGGATTATTCCCGCGCTGCAATTTTTGCGCTGATCCGTAGCGCTCACCCTGAATATTACAAACAGCCAGGACGTCTTGCCGGATACATCCACGCGAACCTGACCGAAACCGACCACGAAAATCCTACTGCGGAAACGCTGGCTGCGGCGCGCCACACCCCAGAAGTGAGTTGGGAAAGTGAAGTTAACCACCAGTTGGCGGCCGACCGCGGCGAATTTGTGGAAGGCATCAGCGACCCAGCCGATCCGAAGTGGGTTAAAGAAGACCTGACAGCCGCCAGCCAGCCGCAGGTCGCGAACCTCGGCGGCGGCATGTTCTCCATCGAAGGCCTGATGAACGAAAAACAACCAGAAAATGATGACCGTTCACCGGTTACAGAGGAGACCACCAGCGATGTGCAGATGGAAGAGACTGACCCGGAGGAAGGAGAAACTGGTAACCCGGTTCCACCAGGCGAAAGCGCTGATGCAACTGATCCGCAAACAGATGCCCTGAGCCCGTCAGTGATTCTGGCCGCCGCGGCGCCGGAGCTGGCGAACGCCACGCAGCCGGAAGTCGAGCAAGCAGCGCCGGAAACTGAGCCGCAGGAATCAATCCCAGATGTGGAGTTCCCTGCATACTTCGAACCGGGCCGCTATGAAGGTCTACCGAACAACGTTTACCACGCAGCGAACGGGATCAGCAGCACTCAGGTTAAGGATGCCCGCGTCAGCCTGATGTATTTCAACGCGCGCCACGTCGCCAAGACCATCCCGCGCGAAGGTTCCAAAGTGCTGGACATGGGCAACCTGGTGCATGCGCTGGCGCTGCAGCCAGAAAACCTCGACGAAGAGTTCAGCGTGGAGCCGGTGATCCCGGAAGGGGCCTTCACCACCGCAGCGACCCTGCGTGCCTTTATCGACGAACACAATGCCACCCTGCCCGCGCTGCTGAGCGCTGACGATATCAAAGCGCTGCTGGAAGAGCACAACGCCCCCCTGCCAGCACAGCTGCCGATGGGTGGATCAGCTGAGGAAACCTACGCAGCGTATGAGCAATTGCCTGAGGAATACCAGCGCATTGAGAACGGCACAAAGCATACCGCTGCCGCGATGAAGGCCTGCATCAAGGAGTACAACGCCACCCTGCCCGCGCCGGTGAAAACCAGCGGCAGCCGTGACGCGCTGCTTGAACAGTTGGCGATCATCAATCCTGACCTGGTGGCGCAGGAAGCGCAGAAACCGGCACCGCTGAAAGTGTCCGGCACCAAAGCGGATATGATCCTGGCGGTGAAGTCCGTTAAACCGGATGCCGTGTTTGCTGACGAGCTGCTGGATGCGTGGCGCGAGAACCCGGGCGACAAGATTCTGGTGACCCGCCAGCAGATGGAAACAGCGCTGGCCATTCAGAAAGCACTGCACGAACACCCTACCGCCGGGAAACTGCTGCTGCACCCTGATCGCGCTGTTGAGACGAGCTATTTCGGTATCGACGAAGAGACCGGTCTGGAAATTCGCGTACGCCCGGATCTGGAAATCGACATCGACGGCGTGCGGGTCGGCGCAGACCTGAAAACCATCAGCATGTGGAACGTGAAGCAGTCCGGCCTGCGCGCCCGCCTGCATCGGGAAATCATCGACCGCGATTACCACCTCAGCGCGGCCATGTACATGCAGACCGCCGGGCTGGACCAGTTCTTCTGGATCTTCGTCAACAAAGACGAGGGTTACCACTGGATCGCCATCGTCGAGGCCAGCGAAGAACTGATTGAACTGGGCATGCTGGAGTATCGCCAGACGATGAACCGTATCGGCAACGCGTTCGATACCGGCGTGTGGCCAGCGCCGATCACTGAAGATTACACCGACGAACTTAACGACTTCGACCTGCGCCGCCTAGAAGCGCTGCGTACTCAGGCATAAGGGGAATGACGATGGAAAACATGAATATCGTAACCGCGGAGCAGCAGGCTCCAAACACTATCTCTGCCAGCAACGCCATCTTCAATGTGCAGGCGTTAACCCAACTGCAGGCCGTTGCCGGTTTGATGGCGCAGGCTGCCGTAACTGTTCCCGAACATCTTCGCGGCAACCCAGCCGACTGCATGGCCATCATCATGCAGGCTATGCAGTGGGGGATGAACCCGTACGCGGTGGCGCAGAAAACGCACCTGGTCAACGGCGTGCTGGGCTACGAGGCCCAACTGGTAAACGCGGTAATCTCCAGTTCTAACGCCATTGTGGGCCGGTTCCACTATGAGTACGAGGGCGACTGGTCGAAATGCGCCAGCAGCCGTGAAGAGATCGTGAAGAAGCCAGCGAAAGGCGGCGGGACGTACGACAAGAAAGAAATGGTGCGAGGCTGGACCAGTGCTGACGAACAGGGTCTGTCGGTTCGTGTGGGTGCCGTTATTCGTGGCGAGAGCGAGATCACTTGGGGCGAACCGGTGTTCCTGTCCAGCGTCATAACGCGTAACTCTCCGCTGTGGATTTCTAACCCGAAACAGCAGATCGCGTATCTGGCACTCAAATACTGGGCGCGTCTGTACTGCCCTGCGGTCGTCCTCGGCGTGTACACCCCGGATGAAGTTGAGCAGCGACCGAGAAGGAGATCAACCCGGCGCCCGGCCAGCGCGTAAGCCTGGCTGACATCAAAGGTGACACCGTAACGACCACTCACAGCGCGCAGGAATCGGCGGCGAACATCGACGCTATGGCCGATGAGTTCCGGGATCGCATTGAAGCTGCTCAGGATGTCGATAACGCCAAAGCTGTACGCGCCGACATCGAAAGCGCCAAGAACACCCTGGGCTCCGCCCTGTTCACAGAACTGAAGAACAAAGCCGTGAAGCGTTATTACCTGGTGGATGCGCGCAACAAGGTCGAGGCGGCGATCAACTCCCTGCCTCAACCTGAAGAAGCGGATGCCGCTGAGCGGTTCGCGGAAGCCGAGCGCGTGCTGGCGTCGGCCAAACGTCATCTGGGCGACGAGCTGCACGATCAGTTCAGCATCACCCTGGCAGATATGAAACCGGAATACGTGGCCTAAGGGAGGCGGGAGGGCTCGCCCTCCCGGTAACGACATGACGAAAATTACAGAACGCGGAATGATTTTCAACGCTGAAATGGTACGGGCTATCCTGGACGGCCGGAAGACGCAGACTAGGCGGCTCATGAAGATTCAGCCAAAGCCCTGCAATCACAGTAATTGGCCCGAACACTCGCCGATTACTCAGTGGAAGAGTGATAGCACCGGGTGGTATTGCGGCGTCTGTGCTAACGGAATCTCGATCGACCATCGGCAACGAGCTAAAGCGATTGTTTGCCCGTTCGGTGCCATCGGTGATCGCATCTGGGTGCGGGAAACGTGGGCGGAAGCAGGTGCCGGGGCGCCGGACCTGCAGCTCTACCGGGCGAACTATCCAGAGCATGTGCCCTCGCATTACGAGAACGTGCCGCCGGCTGAGGATATCCGCTGGACCCCGTCCATCCACATGCCGCGCTGGGCCAGCCGGATTCTGCTGGAGATCACCGATGTGCGGGTCGAGCGGTTGAACAGCATCAGTGAAGAGGATTGCTGGGCTGAGGGAATAGAGGCGGTTGATGGTCTCTTCGAAAACACTGAGATCATCGACATGGCGTTAAAAATTGGATGCTGCGTCGAAGATTCAAAACCAATGTTCGCGTTGCTCTGGCAATCCATCTACGGCGCCGACAGTTGGCAGGCCAACCCCTGGGTCTGGGTGATCGAGTTTAAGCGTATCGAAGGAGATGACCATGCGACTGATTAACCGCAGCACACAGTCCCCACTCGCGCGTAAGGCCTGCGACATCGCCCTGGCGGCCCACGCAGAACGCTACGGCGATTACGGGCGCAGCAAAATGCGGGAGACGTACACGGTGCGGGTGGAAGGCGTGAAAGTCTGGGTGGAGGTGGTGAACCGGAAGGCGAGCTACGTGGCCACGGCGATGACCGGCATGCGCCGTCTGCGATCTTTACCAGGCCAAGCCGCCTGATATTGAAATATCACAAACACTTTTCCGGCAACTTTATAATGAGTTGTCGGAAGCAGGAGGTTCTATGGCCAAGCTTCTAAATTTACTGGAATGGGCAGACCTGACTTACTCAAAGCCGCCTTCCCTTTCCACTCTTCGCCGCTGGGCACGAGAGGGCCGCATTTACCCTGCTCCTGAACTGCACGGAAAAGAATATAAGGTTCAGCAGGGCGCCACGTATGTGGACCCGAGCAAAAAGAGCCTGCGTAAAAAACCTAAGCACCTGAAGCTGCCAGCTGGCGGCACCTTACTGGAGAGACTGACTCATGGCGAAAAGGCCAGTTCGTTACGACGCTAATCTGCCCCGTAACCTGACCTATCGCAAAAGAGACAGGCTTTACAGCTGGCGAAATCCGACAACCGGCCAGGAAATCTCTCTTGGCCGGATCGACAAAAAAGACGCCGTCGCCCAGGCAATCGAAGCCAACAACTACATCGACCAGAACTACCTCCCGTCCTCACTTCTGGACCGCATTAAAGACGCGCCGACTTTCACGGTGTCGGCGTGGCTTGAGCGTTACGAGGTAATTCTGGAGCGAAGAGAGCTGAAGCCAAACACGATGAAGGTCAGGCGAAATCAGATCGCCACTATTAATGATGAGTTCGGCCGCACGCCGTTGTCGTCAGTCAGCACAAAGGACATATCGAACTTCCTTGAATCATACATCCTCTGCGACAAAAAGAGCATGGCTGCCGGCTTGCGCTCGGTACTGCTGGACATATTCAGGGAGGCAATCGTGGAGGGACACATAGAGAGGAACCCAGCGGAACCGACACGAACGCCAACGCCGAAGGTTAAACGCGAGCGTCTACTGTTCGAGCATTTTGTTGTGATTAGGGAAGCGGCAATCTCCCATTCGGATTGGCTACCCAATGCGTGCGATCTTGCCCTGGTATCCGGTCAGCGCCGCGAGGATATTACCCTTTTCAGGTTTAGTGACGTTAAAGAGGACAGGTTGTTTGTTACTCAGGAAAAGACCGGGCACAAGCTGGCGCTCCCGCTCGATTTAAAACTGGAAGCTGTTGGCCTGGTGCTGGGAGAGGTGATCGAGCGGTGCAGGATAAATAATCCTTCAGATTTTATGCTTTACTCGCCAGTCAGGCGCGGCGGCAGGAAACCGGGCCCGCTTACCCCTGATGGATTAACTCAGGCGTTTGCCGAAGTTCGTGATGCGACAGCTTTAAAATTTGGACCTAACCCGCCCCCGTACCATGAGATCAGGAGCTTGGCGAGCAGATTATATGAAAAGGAACGTGGCGAGGATTTTGCACAGCGATTACTGGGCCACAAAAATTTAACAATGACGAAAAAATACCTGGACGCACGCGGTGCAGAGTATGTTATGGTTTAGACAGGATATGGATATTTCGAGTAATTTTCGTGGGATTTCGTGAGGGCGCCGAAAAAACCTATAGAAAACAAAGACATAAAAAGAGACCGAATACGATTCCTGTATTCGGTCCAGGGAAATGGCTCTTGGGAGAGAGCCGTGCGCTAAAAGTTGGCATTAATGCAGGCTAAGTCGCCTTGCACTTTAAGAATAGATGACGACGCCAGGTTTTCCAGTCCGCAGCAAAAGTGGCCTGAAAAAAAGCGTTAGTCTCTCCTTAAACATAAAAACCGCAATGCTTCCGAAGAGAAGCCTGCGGTTTTTTTATTGGAAGCGGGAAGCTAGCAGAGCGTCTTCGCGCGCTCGATAAATGGCGCCAGGCTCATCTTTTGCCCCGGGTTTGCCGGATCGTCAATCTGAATAACCGAGATGGGCTGGCCGTTGCTTTTACCGCTGTCGACCTGCTGCTGCGCCACGTCGTTCAGGGGATACTGCACCAGGGTGCTGGGGTTAATGGCATAGAGCGCGTGTCCCGGACGGCAGGTCAGCATCACCTCTTCACGGTTGAACGCCCATTTGTCTTTACCCACTTCGAACCGGCTGACGGTGATCACCTGCGGAGCTGCCAGTGCCGCGCCGGAGCAGGCCAGCAATAAGAAAGAAAGTACTGTTTTTTTCAT